ACGAAGCCCAGTTCATGCCGGGGTACTCTGGGATCATTAAGCTGGCATTACAGTCAGGCTACATCGATGGGGTAGAACTGCATGAGGTGTACGCTAACGATGAGTTTGAATATGAGTATGGTCTTGATCAGAAGTTGAAACATCGTCCAACTGAGGGCAACCCCGGCCCTCTCCGAGCAGTTTATTGCATTGTTCTACTCTCCACCGGGCATAAAACCTTTGAGGTGATGACCAAGAAGAAGGCGGAGGAGCATCGTGACAAGTTTTGCAAGTCCAAGTCAAAAGACGGAAAAATTTACGGGCCTTGGGCGGATCATTTTGAGGCGATGGCTTTGAAAACCGTGTTAAAACGGGGACTTAAATACACCCCGAAGTCGAGCGAGCTTGCCGCCGCATTGAACCTAGACAACCTGCAAGAGGCTGGCGTTGATCGGGACAACCCGGAGGTGGTAGATATTAAGCCGTCTACTCCGGCAACCACGGGAGTTGAAGGATTTGATAATGCACTGGGGGCTGGCGGTGACGATGACGTTCCTATCGACACGGATTTGAAGGTGGTAATTTCTGACCATCTGAAGGAACTGTACCCGAAGAACGCAAAGGGGCGGTTGCAAATCCTGAAAGATGTTGTTGATAAATGCGACCCGTCTTTTGACCTGAATACAATCAATGGCGTAGATGATCTCTCGCCTGATCTGTCTGCGAAAGTTGCGGCTAAATTCTTTGACAAGGGGTGAAGCATGAAAACTTACAAGGATGACCGTGCTAATGATTTTTGTGACTTACCGATGTTCAACACGGCTTATGCAAGAAAGTCGGATCCGGTGACATCGCACGAAGCGGCTGAAGCGATCACACCATCACTCAATAAGATTGAGCAAGGCATTTACGATGCCCTCTGCTCTTTCTTGCCGGGTGGCGCAACCGCTGATGAGATTGTTGAAGCCTCTGGGATCCAGTACAGGACGGTGACCCCACGCCTTAAACCCATGTGCAAGAAAGGGTTTGTGGTTGACTCGGGCGAACATAGGCGCGGTGATTCCGGTAGACGGCGAATCGTCTGGACGGCCCGTATGCAAGGCAAGGGTCTATGACAAGCAAGCAGAAACGAAAAGAACTACAGCGCACTTTGAAAAGCCCGAAAAAGAAGAGGGATCGGGAGGCTAAAGAGTTGCGTAAAGATTTAAAAAAATCACCTCATTTAAGGAGTTATCATGAACAACAAGATCAGTCCGATTACGAACAGGGTCTGGGTAAAACCAACTGAAAAGAAAGCCAAGTTAAGCAGTGGACTCTATTTGCCTGAAGCCTATATTCCGGGGGCGAAGGGAATGGGCAAGGTAACAGGGCAGGGCGTTATCTATGCCATAGGGCCAGATGTAACTGAGTTGGAGGTGGGTCAGCATATTTTCTTTTCAGATTTTGATGGAATGGAAATAGAATACGATGAACAATATTTTCTCGTAATGAAAGAGGAAGAAGTTATGGCGGTGATGGCATGAAAACAAAATCGCCTGCATTTCAATTTTACCCGGCAGATTATTTATCAGACGCAAACACCATTGCGTTCAATGCGGAACAGGACGGTCATTACCTGCGCCTGCTCTGCCTGTGCTGGCTGGAGGGATCTATCCCCATTGACCCCAGACCGTTGCTCAAGGGTGGTGCAACCATTACTGATGAATGCTTGAACCCTATTCTGCGATGCTTCAGATTAAACCGGAAAAAAACTGCACTGATACATCCCCGTTTGGATGCAGAAAGACGCAAGCAAATTGCATGGCGTGAAAAGTCTGTGGCGGGTGGCAAGGCTTCTGCCCTAAAGAAACGGGCACTTAGTGGCGGTAACGGTGCTTCAAGGGTGGTTGAACCAAAGGGCAACACTATGTTTATGTCTTCATCTTCTTCTTCATCTTCTATAAAGTCTACACCGGGAAAGCAGACACCTGTGGAAAAGTCTGTTAAAAAGAAACCGAAGGTCAAGTTCTCTGAGTGGGATATGAGCATGAGTGTGCTTCTATTCGATGAGTGCAAAAAGATTGTGCCGTCAACAAAGGAGCCTGATCTGGAAAGCTGGGCGAATGAGTTTCGCTTGATGCGTGAGGTTGAGAAGTGGCACAAGGACGACATTTATGAAATCATGTGCTGGATGTACCAAGACGATAATTTCTGGAAGGGTCAGATTAGAAGTCCGCAGAAACTTAGAAAGCACTACGAAGCTATGTATGCCAAGCGCAATGTCAGCAGAAAGCGAGAGAACTATTAACAGAAGGGGAACAGATGAGAATACCGCTAGGACATAAGTTCAACGCGGTCGCTGTAGAACGGGACGGGTTCAGGTTCAAGTCGAAGATGCAACGCCAACGCTACGACGACTTAAAGCTGGCCCAGACCGCTGGCGACGTGATCATGTTTCTGCAAGAGGTTCCATTTCGAATGCCCGGAACTGTTTACTGGGCGGACTTCATGGTCTTCTGGGCTGATGGAAACGTCACGGTCGAAGATGTTAAGGGCGTGGTCACTCCGACGTTTAAAACAAAAAGGCGCATGATGGAGATCCATTACCCCTCTGTAAAGATTATTTGCATCAACTATAAACGCACAAAAAGATAGGCAAGTATGGCGATATTCTACACGGAACACTTGCACCCGGCTTAAAAAAAGTTTACGATTTAAGCGTTATGGGCGATCTATCTGAAAATTTCAGCCGTAGTGAGTTCTTATGCAGGTGTGGAGCCGAAGGTATCGACCTTGCCCTCGTGAAAGTATTGCAGAAAGTACGCGATGAAGCTGGGCCGATGCGAATCAATAGCGCGTTCCGCTGTCCGCCTTGCAATAACGAAGTTGGCGGATCCGAATCATCTTCCCACCTTGTAGGAAAAGCGGTTGATCTACACTGCGACAATTCCCTAAAAAGATATAAGCTCATTAGCAACCTTATCGCGCAAGGAGTCTGCCGTATTGGTATTCGATCAGACTTCATTCACTGTGATATAGACGAAAAGAAAAGTCAAAATGTTGTTTGGGTTTACCCAACGCATTCTAAATAACTAAAGGAGAAACTAAAATGAAAAAGGTATGGCAATGGATCTGGGATCATCGATACGATGCTCTGACTCTGGGTCTTGGCTATTGCTGGGGCGCAGGGAACATTAGTGGTTGGCTCGCTGGGAAATAAAACAGGAGAACGGCATGGATATAGCTACAATGTTTGAAGGACAAGGATGGTTTGAAATAGCAGGACAAGTGGTATTGGTATTCACAGCACTCACTGGGGCTTTGCCTGATAAGTTTGTGCAAAAGATTCCTGTGCTAAGTACAGTCTGGCCTATCTTTAACTGGTTGGCTGGTAATGTTTTTAACAACATCAATCACCCAAAAGGAATGGCGGCTGTAGCCGAAGTGGAGAAAGAAATTGATGAAGCTAAAGCAAAGGTTCGTGACAGGGCTGGTATGCCTGACGTTCTTGACGGGATGTAGTGCAAGCATCTTATCCGAGTTGGCGGCCCCGGTCGCTAATTTCGGGTTAGGTTTGTATAACGCTGACACATACTACTCCAAAGAGTGCGCTTGGTATGAAGAGGTTCGGTTGACTCAAGATACTAAGCAGTGGCTACTTCAGAATAATCCGCCAGAGATTGTAAGTCAGGATTTAGCTCAAGTGGCAAAGAACAATGATATTTATAAACAAGTCTGCGATCCCAAAGAGCCGGAAGATCAGGATCCCTTAGATTAGGAGTTGGTGGTATGAAGTCGTTAAAGATCTTGCTCCTTGTTGTTTTGTTTATTCCCTCTCTTGCGTTTGCCGTAGATACGAATACGACCGTGTCCTCAACTGTCACCGGAACCTCTACTGTTACCGGGACAACCACAGTTGACAGAACTCCCAGCACCGCCGCTTCTCCAAACATAATGCTAAACAATCAAGATGTCTGTACTACTGCCATGGCTGGCGCGGCTCAATCTGCGTGGTTTGGTCTTTCTTTCGGTAATACGGTTGTCGATAAGAACTGCGAAAGATTAAAGTTAGCCCGGTCACTCTATGGCATGGGCATGAAGGTCGCATCAGTCAGCCTCTTATGCCAAGACACCAGAGTGTTTCAAGCAATGGAACAGGCGGGGACACCCTGTCCAGTTGATGGCAAACTTGGAGAAGAAGCAAAACAGATATGGGATAAACAACCTCAGAGAAGACCTGATTATGACGAATGGAAAAACAAAAAAGAAAATCAAAAAGTTGCTGACCTAGATACACCGCATACAGGTAATACATATTCTGGTGGAGAGGTAGAGTGGGAGGAAGATGAAGACTATTAGACATACAATCCGCATTTGGACATTTGCTTTGTCCTTCTTTTTCTTAATAGGTGTATGCATTAGTTGGGTATTAGTGTTTTTAGCTGAAGCCGACACAAAAACAACTGCTGATGTTACTGAAAACTCTGCCGGGGCACAAACCTCCTGTGCGACAAGATGCACAAATTATAATTTTGATCCACGAACTGACATTCATTCAGATGGTGGGGATGACGACGATGTGGTTTACTGGGATCATCATGGTGAACTTTACCCAAATCACGATTATAATATTGACACCGAATGGAAGATTACCAATCAGGTCAGTTCATTTCTTACCGAAGAAGAGATGCTTCAGGGATTCACTATGGATGCCTCTGTCGGATTAAGGGATAGGAATTATGTGGGCGGAGATCCATTCACGATGAAAATTGAGGTTACGGATGGAACCACTACTTATTCGGATCTGGCTGAATTTACAACCAGCGCAGGCCAAGACTACCAAACAGTAGTCAGCCAATTAATTGTCCCACAAAACACATTAACTTATTCTCTGGCAACCTTTGGTTTAATCTTAGATGGGGCGAGCTTGACTGGTGGTTATAATGGGCCACAGACAAATGCTATTAATCTAACTGCTACCTATGACATTATTAATGACCAAGTTCAAGAGACTATTTTAGATTTAGTAACTAACGCAGTGGATGATATTGTTGTTAGCAGTCAGGAGATAATGCAAAATAACGATATGTCTCCGACAACCCCATCTCCTTTGGGGCAGGTTGTCAACGCTAGTGTGGGCACAAATATGCAAATCACTATCGCTACCCCGGCTGGACAGCAAATGCTCAATGTCCCTGTGGCAGTAAGCCCTGCGGCTATAACTTTATCAGTTCCTAGCACAGCCGGAACAATTCAGCCGATAACGATTAATACAGGGATGTCTGCTCCTAGTGCGCCACCTGTAGTTGCGCCTCAAGTTGCTAGTGCCGTGGCCGCCGTAGCTAAAGTGCAATCAGCCCCAGCCCCGGTGGCTCCCACAGCTTCTACAACCCCAGTAGCTAAAAGCGCACCAGCCGCACCAGTAAGCAAAAGCACACCAAAAAGTGAGCCTAAAAAGCCACAGAAATCGACAGCGAAACAAGAATCAAAGCAAGAAGTAAAACAAACTAACGCATCTAAAGCAAAGGCCGTGCAAGCTATAGTTTCAAGAGTTTTAGAAGTAGTTTCAATGGCTGGCGGAGATGTGGATGGAACTAAATTAGCATTGATGGGCGCACTTGGTGCCCCCGGATTTAAGGAGTATCAGCAAGCGGGGATACCGGATATGCCAATGTATGTTAGTGAGATTCCTTATGATGTCGCGTTGATAGATCCGTTGAGTTCTGTTTATTCTCTGGGCAGTGACCAAATGATGAATCAAATGATCGACTCGCAATATAACTTTGAGAAGTAATTATGGAAGTTGAATACGGTGGAATAAAGGCAACGGGCGGGAAATTGTTTGTTGCTATCTCTTTGTTGAGTACCATTGGCGGAGGGCTGTGGGGGTTTTTTGAATTAGTAAAACGCTATGAAGACATGGAAGCAAAGATAAGCGAGTATGTGGCTCCAGATCTATCGACATTTGATAAGCGGTTGGAAGTTATAACGACATCAATCGATGGTGTAAAAACTTCATTAGAACTTGAACGGGAAGTGGTTAATACCGAGGTGACGGCATTGAAAGAAACTATTAATGCTGAAATCCGAACACTAGGAGCAGTAGTTACCGAAACAGAAGACACAATAAGGGCTGAAATATTAGCGGTGCAAACTCTGGTGTCGGATGCTCAAGCAACTGCTAGAGATATTAGAACAGATGTTAAAAGCACTATTAATACACAACTGGATCAGATCGATGCAATAGACAAACGATCTCGTGCCGACGGCTTGGAGACTAGGCAAGCTATGAGGAACGCAGAGAAAGAGGTGAGAGATTTAATCGCTGACACATCCAAGAGATGGGACGATAAACTTACCAAGGTGGACAGTCAGATAGAGGCGTTGGAAACCAAGCTGGACAAGAAGATAACTAAGGCATTAGAAAATCCACTCGCGGCTATGACCAAGACAAAATAAAACTATGAACATGAAGGGCCGCGAGATAGATGAAAAAGACGATAGCTGGTATTACGTTGTTGGCTCTTATAACCGGGGCTGGACACGCGAAGGCACATAAAGGGGAACCCTCCGAGGCAACATTACTGGAGTGGGGAATTGAGGACGGCACAGGAAACCTTATCGCGGTGTTTCCGCATATCGCTTACAAGTACACGGTCGAGCGAATTGCAAAGGGAGATGATTGTCACCATCCGACACCGCCATTGGAGATAAAATGGTTTGCAGGTGACATGGGAAAAGGCGTATGTTATTTTACAATGAAAACACCCGGTTGGGTCAAGTGGGACAACAAGAAGGAGTGGCTCTGGCTGGGTCATAGAACAGGAATCGAATAATGAAACTGGAAGACCTAAAACAGGATCCGGTCAATGCCCGGAAGCACAACCCACGCAACGTAGCCATGATCGTTGATTCCATACAAGAGCTAGGCTGTGGCAGATCTATTCTTATTGACGAGGATGGAAGAATCCTTGCTGGCAATGCAACCTATGAAGCCTTGGTCGAGGCTGGAATAAAGAAGGTCAGGGTGGTGGAAGGGAGCGGCGATGAGATCGTTGCAGTCCAACGTAATGACCTGTCAAAACTTGACAAGGTAAGACTTTCCTTATACGACAACCGAACATCGGAACTGGCGGAGTGGGACACTGAGGTTCTTGGAAGCCTCCGCTCCCACGCTTTCGACTCCGTCTTTTCCGATATAAACAATATATTTGAGGGTATATTTTCAGACAAGGAACTAGCAATCATTTTGGGCGACGACTATGAGCTTACCGGAGAGGACTCGACCGGAGAACTGTGTGGGCGGAAACCTAGTCGAGACGCTCTAGTCGTTTGCCCGAAGTGTCAGCATGAGTTTAAGCCTAACAATGAGGAGGAGTGATGGGGTACAGCCGGGACAGAGAGCGAGCAGTAAACTACGAGCGCAACAAAATGATCAAGCAGGGCGGTGACCCTGATTGCGCCAACGTAATTGCTAGAGAACTGATACGGAGCGATGAAGACAAGGCAAGGCGTAAGGCTGGACGTAAGCGCGTCGGGAAGAGATTAAGGATGTCGTTTAGCGATGGCAACACGGACGATATTCCAGTGCCAAATGATGACGTGAGGTTTTTATGAGCGCAGAGGATTTGATTCCTTATGTTCCGGGCCAGTCAGGTAATCCAGCAGGGCGACCAAAGGGTGCGAAGGATGGGATCGCGGCTTGCGCCAGACGCTTGCTTGCAAAGGATCTTGGCTACGCTGACATCATTGACAAACTTACAAAGAAAGGTTTCGATATGACCGACAGGCGAGCCTCAAACGTGATTGCAACGGTGGCGGTAGCAAAGGCTCTCACTGGTGACACCAAGGCGATTGAGCTTCTTAACAAATACGAAGAAGACGCTCCCATCGGTTTAGGTGAAAATGAAAAGCCAGTTGTCAACATCACTCTGGTACAGGCGGAGAACAGGGAGCAGTTGCAGGACGGTAGGAAAGAAGTAACCATCAACGGGGTGACGTTCCCCATCAACGTGAAAAGGAACGGGGCTAATGGACAGGTATTTAAAAACGGAAATGGTGGAAGCAGAGCAGTGGAATAAACCGGGTGATGTTAAAGAGGCTGGGGTAGAGAAGGTCGGTTATTTCTGGAAAATAGGCGGACACAGAACTGTGCGACCGGGCGACTACATCATCAAGGGCTACGATATACAAACCGATAGCCCCGTCTACTACCCAATCCCGAAGGAGGACTTTGAGGGTGAGTGGTCGAAAATAGGCAAACCGGAATGGGAAGGCGACTGATGAATGTTTCGACCGACCTTAAAATCCCTGATGTCTTTATGGACTTACTGGAGCCGTATCGTTACAAGGCTTATGAAGGAGGCCGGGGTTCTGCTAAGTCAATGTCGTTTGCCAAGGTTCTGCTCGCCACAGGAACGTGGACTCCTCTCCGAATTTTGTGCGCTCGTGAAGTGCAAAAGTCAATCACTGAATCTGTTAAGCAACTTCTTGACGATGAAATCACAGCTATGGGATTCACTGACTACTACACTTCGACCAAGACTGAAATCAGGGGAAGCAATGGGACGAAGTTTTTATTCCATGGTCTTGGCACACTTACGGTCGATCAGATTAAAAGTTTCCAAGGGCTTGACCGAGTCTGGATTGAGGAGGCGCAGACTGTTTCGGCTCATTCGCTTGAGATCCTCATCCCCACCATTCGTGAAGAGGGATCAGAACTATGGTTCAGTTGGAACCCAAGAAACGCAACCGACGCAGTCGATCAGTTGTTCAACGGTGCGGTCACCCCACCTAATACGATCCACAAGAAAGTCAGTTGGAAAGATAACCCGTGGTTCCCAGAGGTTTTAAAAAGTGAACTTGAATTCGACAGAGAACACAAACCGCAAAGGTTCAATCACATTTGGGAGGGCGGGTATGAACCTCAAGTTGTCGGGGCAATCTGGTCAATGGAAGCTATTAATAGAAATCGAAGACGAGAGCTACCAGAACTTGAACGCATTGTTGTGTCAGTTGACCCGGCAGTCAGTGATGAACCCAACTCGGATGAAAACGGCATTGGATGCGTTGGCATCGGAACTGACAAACGAGGCTACGTCCTAGATGATTGGTCACAGGTTGGCACTCCAAGACAATGGTCAACCAAGGCGGTTGCGCTTTATGATAAGTGGCAAGCGGATGCCATCGTCATCGAAGTCAATCAAGGCGGAGATATGTGCAGACATACTTTGGAAACGGCACGGCCCGGAATACCTATTATTGAAGTTCGTGCCAGCCGAGGTAAACACGTCCGAGCAGAGCCGATCAGTTCGCTTTATGAGAGGGATCTTATTAGCCATGTGGGTTCGCATCCAGAGTTGGAAGAACAGATGTGTAAGATGACAGCAGGCGGTTACGCGGGGGACGGATCCCCGGACAGAGTTGACTGGATGGTCTGGGGATTCACAGAATTGTTTCGAGATATGCTGGAGATCCCACGCCCCAAGAAACAGGGGCGCAGGCGACCAGTGGTAGGATGGCAGGGTTAACCTCGATAAATTTTTCTTTTACCATAGGGTTCTACCTTCCAGACCTCTCGGACTCTTTTCCTGCGGTGAGGAGCTTTACGGATGAACACAGGAGCTTGCGTGAATGAGTCAACGAACTTGACTCCTTTTACTAATACCCAGTGGCAACCCGCATCAATGAGATTCATCTCGTTTCTATCTCTGCGTTGCTTTAGCCACTTAGCGAGGGTGGGGCTTTTTTGAGGGTTGTTTTTATCATAATGGATAACGCTATTCGCACCGCTAACAAGGCGATAGCCGTAGTGTTGGAGACATTGATTGACTTCATGGGGATGAGTGCCCTTAACAGGTCTTTCAACATCGATCCACTTTTCGTCTACGATCCAACCGTTATCATCCGTTATATTGATTCGTCTATCGGTATGACCAACTCCCCGCTTGACTCGCTGATCTTTAATCACTCGCACAATGAGTGCTACAGGAAACCCGGTGATAGCGGAGATAACAGAGGGGCCACAGAAAGTGCGCTCCCCGTTTAATGTTTTAACTGGACGAAGTTTCATGATTTTCTCCTTTCTTTATAATGTTTGTTACCATGTTTTTCATAGGCTTTGATAAGATGTTCGTGAGAACAATACACAGTGCCAATGATTTTCTTGTCCACCCAAAGTGGATGAACCTCGTAGTACGGTTCGCGCAGGCTGACTGTCTTCCCACACATTCTACAAGTCGACGATGTTTTCATAATTTCTCCTTTAAAGATTATTAATGATTACATACACATTATAACATTTTGCTTTTTGATAACGGCTCGATCAGCCAGTAAAGACGTGGATTTCCGCCCATTGAGGACTTTAGATGCATAGAAAAAAAAACCTTGACACCCAAGGGACGCGAGATGCGCCACGATAATTGGAGGAAAACATTTACATGAAGCCACAGGATGCAGATAAAAAAAAATTTAAAGTGGTAAAACAGAAACCGTCTGCCAAATTGAGAATGAAGAACCAAGTCCCGCTGATTCACCAAGCATTCGAGCGCGGGTTCGTTACTCCATTCGGCCCACTGATCGGGAAGACAATGATGTCTCATGATCTGGTCGAGTACATGAAACACGGCATGGCGAAAACAACTGAAGACTTCGGACATAATTTAGCCGGGGTGATTAAAGACCAGCCTGCATTCGACGGCAACACTGGCAAGAAAGTAATTGATAAGCTAGGCAAGTTTATAGAAGAGTATCACCAACGATCTACATTGGCCTCGTCAGTTGGGATCTATCGGGTTGATGGGAAACATAAAATAGAACTGGTTGACGGTTGGTTCGTCAGTCAGGTGGCAGGCGAATACAATCCCATGCACAGTCATCCCGGTTGCTTGTTCAGTTGCGTCGGTTATCTTGAAGTGCCGAGGCAGATCGCGGAGCCAGAAGATGAATGGGACAGTGATGGATGTATTGAATTTTCCTACGGAACGCCAACGTCGCTGAATAATACTAGCCTGATGTTCAGGCCACAGGTCGGGGACTTCTATATCTTTCCGGGGTGGCTAAACCACACGGTCTATCCGTTTGAAGGGGAGGGTCACAGACGATGTTTTTCGATGAATTTAATAATGACAAAAGAAGAGGGCGGGTGAGAAAGGTATGAAATACTTGGCATTTATATTGTTGCTGTTGACGGGGTGTTCGGCTGTGGGCGACCTAGCTCTTAGCACCACGGCTAATGCCTTGGGGAATGTGTTGGGCAATAAATTAGAAGATGCATACGATGAGGAAATCAGCAAAGATAAAAAAAACAAGAAAAACGATGAAATCTACTTGACGAAGGACAAATGAAAGTAGAAACTGCAATAGAATATATTGAAGGCTTACTTAAAACAGTGGGTCAAGTTAATCAAATAATTATCCATAGGCAACCCGGAACATTGGGCGAGGTAACAGTAGAGGTAAGAAGGCAGTACCGCAACGAAGCCGACATTCTAATAGACAAGACCGAATCGTAAAACACGAAGGTCACTGAACGCAGGTGCTACAAGGTTTCTTCATGAACCTCCTCCCTCCCGCAATCAGTGGCCTTTATTTTTAGGCGACATAATGGCTTACGAAAACTCAGAAGCAAACGATAGAAGAAATCCCGGCAAAAAAAGAATGTATACGGAGGCTGGGTACAACACGGGTTCTACAGATTTAGATCTTGCCCTTGAAAGGTTCAAGGACTCCGATGACAATTCTGACCATAATCGCATTAAGTATGAACAAGATGTTGAGTTTGGTCGTTTAGGAGATCAGTGGGATGAGGCAGTAACTCAAGCTAGACATGAAGAATCACGCCCATGCCTGACGATAAATAAATTGCCCTCTTTCATTCGTCAGGTTGTCAACGAGTCACGCCAGAACAAGCCGGGGATAGTGGTCAACCCAGTAGACAATGGCGCAGATCCTGACACCGCTAGAGTTTTGAATGGGATCATAAGAGCGATCATGAGAAACTCAAACGCTGACCAAGCATTCGACACAGGCATCGATTGTGCGGTCAGCGGGGGGTTTGGGTTTATGCGGGTGGACATCGAATACGCACACGAACAAGCCTTCGATATGGAAGCGGTAGTCCGCCGTATTATGGATCCGCTTACGGTTCACTGGGACGTAACCACCGAAGGATTTGACGCGGCTGACTGGAAGTACGGATTTATTTCTTCGCTTTACCCGGAAGCAGAATTTAAACAGATGTACCCAGACGCAGAGCCGATTGACTTTGCCGAGGGGTCACAAGAAGACATTTACAATGTTTGGAAAAGCACAGACCACGGTGTTCGAGTCGCAGAGTATTTTTGCAAAGAAGAGGAGGAGCATGAACTCTGGCTGATTAAAGGATTCGGTTACCAACGACCTGACGGTGAGATCGTTGACACCAAGGCGATCAGAAAAGATCATATCCCCGGACTTGCTCGGCAGTGGGCAGAGTCAATGGGAATAGTGGTTCCAGAGGATGCGGACGATGAAGACATTATTGCGTATTTTTTTGAGATGCGTGGGTTGACGGCAATGCAGTCGCGGATGGTTCGAGGAACCAAGGTCGTAAAAAGAATTATTACAGGCAAGGAAATAATCGAAGAGTCGGAATGGCCCGGTGACAACATCCCGATCATCCCGGTGTGGGGTGAAGAGGTCGTGTCTCGTGGGTACAGGTGGTTCCGGTCAATGATTGCGGACGCTAGAGATTCGCAGGTTATGTATAACTTTTGGCGCAGTGCGGAAACAGAGATTGTCGCAATGCAACCGAAGAACCCGTGGGTCTTGGAGGAGGGAGCAATCCCGGCTGACAGCGAGAAAGACTGGGAGGACGCAAACAAAAGATCCATTGCATACCTCACATATAAGAAGGGATATAAAGCCCCTGTTCGCGCACAACCGCCCATAATCAGTTCAGGCGCACTGCAAAACTCTCTACACGCTTCCGATGACATGAAAGCGATTATCGGCATATACGATCCTTCGCTTGGAGCAAGATCAAATGAAACATCCGGGCGAGCTATCCTTGCACGTCAACGTGAATCCGATGTATCGAATTACCACTTCGTTGATAACCTGTCGCGGTCAATCACTTACCTCGGCAAAGTCTTATTGGAAATCATTCCCCATATTTACTCCGCACGTCAGGTTGTTAATATCGTAGGCGAAGATGCGAAGGAATCAGTTGCCCACCTTATGATTGAAGGGCAGGGTGGCCCTCTACCAGATATGCCGGGAAGTTACGATATATCTAGGATGGAAAGAGATGAGAATGGCAATGTTATATTCGACAAAGAAAACCCACCTAATAGATTATACGATTTAAATGTTGGCAAGTACGACGTTACCGTAAAGGCAGGCCCGTCCTACGCATCGAAACGCGAGGAGACTAGGGAAACCTTGATTGAGATCATGCGTCAGGTTCCGGGTTCTGCACCACTACTTGGAGATATTTTATTACAGCATCTTGATTTTGAAGGGGCGGAAGAAGTCGCCGAAAGATTAAAACATTTTGTAGCAACACAAATACCGGGCATGGCGAATATGACAGCGAATTTAGCCGCAGGTCAACAACCGCAAATGCCACCGGGAATGCAACCTGTTTCGCCAGTGGCTGGCAGTGTCCCTCCGGGTAACCAACCGTTACCGGGTGGGAATGGTGCTTCCGCTGGACAACAATACAGACAAGGAGTTCCATCATGAGTGAAGACAGCACGGCAATCGCCAACGATAGACCCGAAGGAATTGCCAGCACAGACACGGCTGTAGAAGATGAAGAAGTCCAAACGCCTGACGTAGAAGAATCCGAAACCGAAGAGGAAACTCCGCAAGGAGAAGCCGATACGGAAGAGGGGGACGATACTGAAGACGAGGAAACCACAGAGGAAGACGATGATACCGAGGAAGAACTAGAGTTCAATTTCGGTGGAAACAAACTACTCGTTCCCAAAGGGAAGGTTCCCAAAGAGCTTGCCGAGAAGATGCAGGAATACGGCAACGGACTACAGACATCCTACACCAAAAAGTTCACCGCACTTTCTGAGGCGCACAAAATCATGGAAGGCCGTGATGTAGCGCACCAGAAATTAACATCGATGAACACAGAGACTTTAAACGAATACGCTAAAGGTTTGACCCTGAAAAACGAAATCGCTGAACTTGAAAAAATTGATCTTGATCCTTATCTCCGATCAGAAGACCAGAGAGACCATCTCGAGGCGCAAAGGATTCAAAATGCAATTCAACAAAAATCGAAACAGTTTCAAACCCATCTTGCAAACGTGACTCACCTCGGACAACAGGCCAACGTGGTTGAGCGTCAGGAAAACGAAAGACGCTACGTTGAGGGGGTGAAATTGATAGACGAGAAAATCCCAGAGTTCTCAAAGAAACACGCAAAGGATGTTGTCGCTTATGCAGTCAGCAAAGGCGTTCCCGAGGCACACGCTCAGACGTGGCCTTTGAACCCGTTTGCGGCAGAGACAACGTACAAGGCGATGCTATGGGATCGGGCGCAGGCAAAAGGCCGTAAGAGTATTCAAAAGGCAACGACTAACAAAGTCACGCCAGTTATTCCTGTCGGGGTAAAAAAGAAAGGCAAGTCCAGTGGTGCTAGAAAAGACCCCGGCAAAATGTCCTCGGCAGAATACCAAGCGTGGTATCAAAAAAAATATGGAAAAAGATAGGGCTTTAGGAGGCCCATTATATGGCTAACACAAACCTGACCGTGGATCAGGTGACCAATCGCGCCCAGATGGTGCTACATCAGAAGCTGAATTTTATTGGCAATATAAATCGCCAGTATGACGACAGCTATAAAACTGGTGGAGCCAAGGGTGGTGAGTCAGTTCGTATTAAACTCCCAAACGAATTTTCAATTCGGACGGGGGCTTCGCTTAGTACGCAGGATGTGACTCAAACAGCGGTCACCTTAACAACGGGAACACAAAAGGGTGTGGACATGGTCTTTACGTCCCAAGAGTTGACGCAAGACATTTCCTTATTCTCAGAGAATTACATCGAACCTGCAATGTCCGTCCTAGCGGCGAACTTGGAGAGCGATGCGCTTTCAGTTTACAAGCAGGTCTATACTGAAATCTCAGATCTTAGTGAAGATCCGGCTTTGCGTGACATCCTTGACATGGGCAGTCGCTTGACAGAGAACTTGACACCGTACTCTGATCGTTGTCTGCTTTTACGTCCGAGATCCAACGCGGCCTTAATTGATGCACTAAAAGGCTTGTTTAATCCTGACCGGAATCTGGATAAGAATTACCGGGAAGGGCAAGTCGCAAATAACTTCGTGGGCTTCCAAAAAGTTTACGAAAATACTTTGCTTCCGAATCACACAGGCGGTTCTGATGATGGAACAGCGGATTACTTGGTAAATAACGGTACTCTTACTGGCGGAACAGCCACAGTAGATACTGGAACCGGAACTTGGAAAGCGGGGGATATTTTCTATATCAACACCGTGACAAGAGTTCACCCGGAAACGAAAGCTGACACGACCTATCATCAGCCTTTCGTATGTACCAATGATGAAAGTGGAAGCACAACCAGCATTGAGTTTACCCCGGAAATCGTTACGACGGGCGGTAAGCAAAATGTCGCGGCGGCAATGGCTGATGGCGACGCTTTTCACAAAGTGGAATCCGATAACCGGGTCACTCTTACGAGTGCTACGGACATCGCGGCTTCTCAAACTTACGGAATCGACCTTGGGTTCCATAAGAATGCTTTTGCATTTGCAACGGCAGATCTGGAAGTTCCGAAGGGAGTTCACTTTGCAGGGCGTAGAGTTCAAGATGGTATCTCTTTAAGAATCATAAGAGATTACTCTATTAGCGCGGACACTATGCCGTGCAGACTTGACGTTCTTTATGGATACAAAGCGATCCGTCCGCAGTTGGCGTGTCGTGGTGGATTCATAGCATAACAACACGGGAGGGGCGGGGGGCTTCACGGCCCCCTTAACCTTAAAAAAAAGGATAAAACAAATGCCCAAATACGGTAAGAAAGAATACGCTTATACAGAAAGAGGGATGGAACAGTATAGACAGGCAAAGAAAGCAGGCACGAAAAGAAGAAGTAAAAGCACAACAACAAATAAAAAATCATCACGAAGACGATAGTCCGAGGTATATTTTATGTCCTTCTTAACCATAGCTCAAGACGTTGCAATCTCAGTTGACTTCCCGCCTCCAACAAGTGCAATCGGAAGTGCTGACCCCGCCATAAAGAAAATACGGAGATCTATTGAAGCGGTGTCCTATGCTCTTTCAAAGGCTCACGCGTGGAAAACGATGAGAGCGGAAGCAACATTTACTTCTGTGGCGACCGAGGTGCAAACCTCTATGCTACCGACCGGGTTTGACAGGTTTGTCCCAGAGACAATATGGGATCGCACTGACAAGACTTTACTAATCGGCCCCGTCAGCGAAGTGGAGTGGGCAGGTCTTAAAGCATTCTCGTATGCAGATTCGTCACGGCGTAAATTTATTCAGCGGGGGAGTACCGCATCAACATCCATTCTGATGATACCTGTTCCACCCGCCGGGAACACTTTCGGGTTTTCTTATGTCAATACTTATTTCTGTGAGTCGTCCAGTGGAACCGCGCAGTCCGCATGGGCGGCGGACGCTGATATGCCACGGCTTGACGCGGAGTTGGTGACGTTGGGTGCTATCTCTGACTTTTTGTGGACGGAGGGAATGAACCATGAGAAAGCGGATAGCGACTTTGAAGATTTATATAATCAGTTGGTGAAGAACGACAATCCAAAATCGAGGGCTATGTCAGTCGCGGATATTTTCGGACAGCGAAGGCATTTCAGCGGTGCGCCAGAATCCTCGGGTAATCACGTTATGACAAATTAGGAGAAGTTTAATGGCACACAATAATATGCAGGGCGGTATGTTTGGGCCGATGGGCGGAAGCCAGAACATGGGAGGAATGTCCCAACGGGAGTGGGAAATGTTGCTTGGTAGTATGCAAGGGAACTCGCCGACAGGCACAAGATTGCCTAACTACGCTCCGGCAGGGCCAGCCCAACCACAGCAGGTTCCCGGTATCGGAACCACAGGACTAGATCGCCAAATGTTAGCTGGAGCGGCAGGCGGTG